ATATGACCAACTACTCTTTGCTTCTTATGTTCAATATTTGTTGGCTTATGTATGAAATACTTCTTAAACGCAATAGCTGTATTAGTATCAATACCATCACCATTTTTATTAAAACGATTTACAACAGCAGCATTAAATGCAGCGCCAACTAAGTCTACATTTTTATCTAGATTTACGGTTGAAGGAATAATTGATTTTAGTGGCTCAAGTGAAGCTTGAGATAACAAAATATTCTTATCAAAGTTCACTGAAGCAGTAACAATATTCTCAAATGATGTCTTATAAAGGAACATATTATTAAATTTTACACGGAATATTTAGTACTGTGATATAAAAGACCAGCAGCATAACTATCTAGTTCATGCTCTGCTGCAACATTTTGTATATTAGATAAAATATTTAATTTATCTAATTTACTAGGATCATTTAAAACATCAGTAGCAACAGAAATCCAGCTATCTAATTCTGAACCCATTATAATAGCTTCTGAAATACCATTTGCTAATTTCTTTTGTTCAGCATTCAATGATTTCTTTGAATATTTCTTTTTCAAACCAGATTCAACCAAACTATATAAATCTTTTGTCTTATCTAAAACCTTTGCGATAGCATCTTTAGAATAAACTGATGCTTTCGCGCCAATTGGACGACCTTTTTCATTTGGAGTAGATGTCTTTTTAATTGTAGCAGCACCACCGACATCAGGCATCGGAGGGGGAATAACAGGAACACCACCAACAATTGGATTGTAGTAACCTTGTTTCCTTTCTTGTACAAATTTTGCTTGAGCAGCAACAAGTTCTTCTTGTGTTGGATAAATACCTGTTTCAATAACTTTGATACCTTCTTCTGGAGGAAGAATTCCAAGTTCCATCATGCGAGTAACAACACGATTAAATTGAGTCTCATCCTTGATTGATACTTCTTCAAACTTAGCAATAGGGCATTTACCTTTAAATCCTAAATTACGGAAAATCAATTCCATTTCAGGTTGTAGAAAATCATTCAAGAAAGCTTTTCTAGCTTCTTTCAATCTTTCGAAAAATACTTGAGCTTTAACAGTGGTGTTTGCGAACTTTTCAGAACCAATTAATATATTTTGCAAGCCTTCTTTAATATCTTCATTTACTATTTTATATTTTTCATATCCCAAAACCTTGTTCATATCTGGAATGATAAATTCAGCTTTGGTTGTATAATCAGCTACAAGAACACGACCAACTGATTGATTGCTCAAAAGACTTTGCATCGCTTTTATATTCTTATGATTGATACCACCTTTACTAGGTTCAGTACCCATTGTAATTAACAAGATAACATTCTCAATAGTGCGACAAATTGCCTGATCAATCTTTTTCATTTCCATCTTGAAGTTAATATCATCAAGAACTGCAAAGCCAAAAGGAACAGCAAAAGGCTCATAATCTTGTTTCTTATAAAAAGAATAAATAATATTTGTAGGATTAATCTGAATCTTCAAACCATCACGCGCCCATTGACCATTCTTAATTTTATCTTGAGTTTCTTTGTCTAAACTGTTGAATACCATTTCATCATGCTCGTTCTTAGGTGAACGCAATCTTTCTAGTTCATATTCTGAAAGTATCTTTTGATAAACAACTTGATGCCAAGAACTTGTATGATTAGTAGTTAAATAAAATGGATTGAGAAGAATATATTGAACTGGAATTAGATTCTTTACATCATATGCAGTTGGATAATTATACAATTTAATATCTGTATTATACGAAGATCCATCATATGAAGCATATGTTTCTAGAATCTTTTGAAAATCATCAATTTCAAACTTAGCATTGATCTTATAAAAGAAAACATTACCACTGCGATAATATTCGCGGAAATATTGATCCTTAACATTCCACATTCTTGTATACTTCATCCACTTAGCAAAAAAGTCTTTTGCTTTTTGACTGCCACCTTCAAGATAAATTTCAGCATTAGCAAACTCAGACATGATATCTACTGCATTTCTGAAAATAGCTACATTAGCATAAGCTTTTTGACATAATTCGATTGCATCGCGAATATTATAACCATTAACAGAAAACTCAAAAGGCAAAAGACCTTCACGAATATTGCCGTATTTATAAATCTTTGGTCCAATATATGCTAAATTTCTACGAAGATTTGTTGTTTCTCCTGTTCCAGTTCTTTCGTATGTAGACGCTTTAGATTCTTGCTGATAAAATGGATCTCCTAGCAAAGACGGTTCAGAAGCTTCTCTTAGCATGTCTTCAAGAGGTGCATTCTGACCTTCTTGAGCTTTTGAAAATTTAGCCCAATAATCTGAACGTTTATTATATTTACGACTCATGTTAATTATAGTTACACAAAGTAACTTTAAAAGTGACTTTTTAACTTTTTATGCAATAAACATAGGTTCAAAAGTCTCGTTAACATCATCAATATGAGTATTATGCATATCAAAATAGATTTTACATAACCAATTGCCCAAAACTAATGCAGAATAACTATCTTTACGAGGTTTATCAGGTCCAGATTTACGCTTTAAATTAGCTGGAAGATCGAAATTTTGCATACCTTGAGCAGAAGTTGTTATTTGAATCAAAGCGCATTCAGTTTTAGTTAACATTATCATATCTGATAAATGTTCAACAAAGTCAATCATTTTAGCTTCTTCATTTTCTTTTTCACTGTCTAAAGCGTTTGAGAACTTAAGATCGGTTATATTAATATGTTTTTTTGTTTGGCTTCTGAAGTTATCGTCAATCGCTCTACTGGCAAAATACGTGCGACGATGATCAAAGTTAGCTTGTAACAACTCATTTGCCAAACGTATCCATCCAGAAGTGGGTTTTCTCAAAAATACATATTTATAATCTGATTTGTTATACTCAGTTTTAGCAGAATATAAATTCTGAGTATATTCTTCAGGTCGTTCAAACTCTGTTGTTATTGATTTCAAATTAATCTTTGCGTCTTTAAATATTTCGCTTTCATTGCATGAGTTCATGAACTGAACACCGCCGTTATAGTCCATACATATAGCAATAATATTAAAGTTTTGAAGCAAATATAAAAAATATTTAATATGATCTTTTAACGAAGATCCTGATAACGCATAAGAATGCACTAATGTAGAAATCTGTTTCTCTTTATTGATCTTTAGAACTTGAATAGCAAAGTCATCAGATGATTCTGTTTCAGACCACGAAGGGTCAACAGCAAGTATATATTCATCTTCTGCATTACCAACAACTTCTACTGATGGTAATTCGCCATCTGGAACTGTACACAAAGCCATCTTCGATATCTTGAAGTAACCAGAACTATCATCACTAAATTGTGCGCCAAACTCTCGCAAAAATTGAGATTCACTCATTGTTGCTTTAGCTTGGTTAATTAAGTTTTGATCATATAACTGCAAAGGAGCGCAGTCGTAAGAAAATTGCATTACACAACGCTTTGTTTTTTCTTTATTCTTAGGATTAAAAATTAAATTCTCATATTGTTCGTACAATTTATAAAGATATTCAAATTTAAAAGAAGCTGATGACAAAGCAATTAATTTATTATTAGGCCAAATATATCTATCATCTTCTGTCATTTCGCCTTTAGCAATCAACTGAGTTTCAAGATTATAAAGCTCTTCTCTTTGAGTAGGATTTTGTACGACTGACAAGAATGGTACAATAACTTCATTATATATTCTTTCAGGCATCAAAAGAAACTCGTCAATAATAATTCTATGAAAACGAAAACCACGAAGTTTTTCACCGTCACCTAATGGCAATGCACGAATACGACTTTTACCAATTTCCATGATCCATTCATCATTAGACTTAGATACTTTTGTTATACATTGTTTTAAAAGGTAAGCTTCTGGTTTAGCCGCAATATCTTCTATCTTTTTAAAGATCATTTTAGACTGACGAAACGAACGAGATAAGATGCCTGTTTCAACTCCTTGATTTAAAATAGCGTCTAGTACAGCATATATACCTGTGGTATAAGATTTACTCATACCACGCGACCACACGCCCAAGAAATAATCGCTTTCCAACATGCCTTTAATCGCCATGTGTTGAAAAGGAAATAACTTTACGCCAGTGATAAGATCAGTAGCGAAAGTCGTATTATTGCGAAGAAATTGATAAAACAATAACTTCGCTTCTCGTTCTTCTA